GGATACTGCATCGTATCTTCTCGATACGGCGCAGCCTCAGCGTATTGCGTATCGCCTGAAGGACCTGCAAGAGTGCCCATGGGACCCGTGTAACCCGGCACAAATAGTGACGGAGTTTCCGGGTAATTAATTCGCGTCTGCGGATATTCATCCGGGTACTGATCAAACCGATTACGGCCGACATCCGGCGACACAGGCCGCAAATACATATCGTCTTCCGGTACGCCACCAGTTGTCGGGGCCGGGGCCTGCGGGAGATACGGCGGTCTGGTGGGGTACGTGTCCGGCATCAGTGGCTGATTAGGCTGGAAGCCCTTGCCGCCCGTCGATACTGGCGGAACTGCCGGCTGAGTTGGCGGACGCGCCGGAGGCAGCATCGGCGGATTTGATCTGAAGCCCTTACCGCCTGTAGATGTCTGCGGCGGCGGAGGCTGTAGGGCCGGATACATCTGCATCGGCGCAGGTTGTCTCGGCATCATCGGATAGTTGCCGAATGCGCCCATGGCACCGAGGCCACCGATGCCATAGTTGTTGTTCAGGTTAGCCATCTGGCTACCAATGTTCGGGTAGTAGAAACTGGGCTGAGCCAACTGCATCTGCGGAATGTTCATCGGCGCGTAGGCAACCGATTGCGCAGGCGTCGAGCGCATACCCTTGCCGCCGCTCGATACTTGATCGACATACGGCTGCATGACGGGGGCGGGTTCGTAATTCGGCTGGTTCTGCCGGAAACCGTAGTTTCCAAAATTGCCGAAATTGTCGTAACCGCCGCCGTAGTTGCCAGCGCCTAGTCCGTAAGTCATGCCAAGACCGGCAGCGTCGTATCCGGGCGGAATACCGTAGTCCTGAGGGTTATTGTCGCGAATTCCGCGCTCAAACCCAGTGGCCTGCCTGCCCATGTTGGACACGCCTTGGCCGTACCCTTGGATATTAGGCGTCTGGTACTGACCGCCGCCCTGCAAATTGACTGAACCGCCCATGCTTATCTCCTGCCGTACGGCGGAATCATACCCGGAAGTATCCCCATTCGACTGGTTAGTTGTAACGCACGATCTACGTTTGGAGCAACTGCGTTATTAATCGGTCGACGAGGGTGATGGTGATCGTCGTTATATTCTTCGTGCCTGTGTGCATTATGCATCTGCACGGCAAAACTGCGCTCTGGGAAGCCGGCAAGATCGTCGGTGATGTACTCCCCATCTACGGCACCACCGTCTGCGCGGAATTTAATTTCCTGCGGCGGAACGTACTCGCGACCGGCGCTGGCTTCCTGAGCCTCAGGCGGATCAATTTGATACTCGCCATTATTTTGCTTGGCGTAATCGATGTGATCGTCGTTGACGTTATGAGTGAACGACGTCTGGTGACCGAGATTGCTGGTTGACGTTGTCGGCGTCGTCATCAAAATAGCGCCCGCTTCCTTACCGTTCTTGGTCATAAACCGGTCTTTTGGCAAATATTCGTTGTCTTTGAACCGAGAATCGGTCGGAATCAAATGCTCAATTAACTCGGTTTTGCCGGTTTCCTTGTTTTTCTTGCGCTCCGGCACGTTTACCAACCGCGGATGCAAGATGTGCTGTTTCTGGTAGTCGTAACGGCGGCCGTTTAGCGTTGTATGCCCAAAGTGCGCCTCATCTGGCGTCGTTGGGTTGCCCTCTCCGTCAAAATGACCCTCTGGGCCTTCCGCCATTTCCTGAGGCGACAACTCGTTTGGCATTCTGCCGGTCGACCAATACTTGGCGTATTTGATGGCCTTTTCCATCTCTTTGTTTAAGTCAGAGCCACGTTTGACGTCAGTCACCATGTACGAATTTTTCGGCGGCGTGTTGTTGCCCTGCTCGTTTTGGAAATCGCGGCCTGCGGCGTCGGTCGCCGAAATAGTTGAGCGAGCACGCTGCTTATCGCGACTAATATTTTCCGACACTGAGTAACCCAATTTTGTCTTCGGGCCAGCGTTTGAGTACGTGACGTGATACCCGTTTTCTGGGTCGTGCAACTCGTTAGTTTTGCCGTATGAGTTGGCAACAATTGCCGGCTTATCTTCAGCCGTCCGCTGCTTGTTAAGGTTGCTAATGGCATATCGCGATGACGTATCAGATTCGTCAACAATGTTTGGTCTAAACAACACAACTTGGTCGTTTTTATCAGCGCGCAATGCGGCGTTACGCAATGCACCGGTGTGCGCCAAAATCCAATCTGAAGTCATGGCCGGATCATGCTTAGCCTGCGCGTGACAAGCGCGACGCACGGCCGCATTTACGTACTGCGACTCCGCATTTGGCGCAAAACAAGTGCCGCGCATGGTGTCGACGATGCCGCCGGGGCCTACACCACCGCCGCAGCCCGTGGTTTGACCCGGACAAGTGTTAAGAACGACTTGTTTTTGATTTGGTCCGTATCCAGACGTATATAAAGCATGCCCTGCGATGCCTTTTGATCCGTATGCAACGTATGTGCGGCCCTTTTCGTCGGTTTCGTGGCGCACCGTATCCAACTTTTCGCTTTCATCAAGCGTGTCGGCGCCTTTATTGATGTGCCGAGCCTGCTGCAATCGTTGCAAAGCGGCTTTTTCAGCAGCAATTTGCTGATCTACCGGCTTGGCAAAGTGATCGTCTAACGTTTGCTTGTGTACTTTTCCAATCTGGCCAATGGTCAACGGATCTCGGTTCTCAGCACCATAAACTTCTGCGCGAGCCTTGTTGATATCGCGCATGCCGGAGGCTTTATCGGTGCCTTCCCACATATGTTTTGGCACAACAATACCGCGGACACCACCCTTACCCTCTGCGTTTACCAAAATACGCTTTGGATTTGATGTCGACGTAATGTTGGCCTGAGGTGCCTGCTCTGGCTGATCGCCGGTAAGAGCCCCGCCATCCTTCTTCGCAATCATCAGTGCGCGGCGAATAGCCCTTTCTCGATCCATGACCGGAACCTCTATAGATTTTGGTTCATCGTGGTGATGGAACAAGTGCCCCTGCACGGCGCCACCACGCTTAAATGCCTTGAAACCGCGCTTGAGAATGCTGTCACGCATGCGCGGCGTAATGTCGAGCGACGGCAGATTCTTAATCTTGCCGGTTGCGCTTTTCAGCGGCTTGATCTGCGCTTCTGGGTCATGCTCTTGCGCAAGAGCCATCAACCGACGCGGGAGAATACTGTTGTAGTACTCGCGCATACCTTTGCCACCGACGTTGAGATCAAGGCCGCGGATCATTCGAGAACTTTCATCTGGCCTATTAGGATCTTTAGGCTCGCCGTGACCTTCCATTATTTTCTTGGCCATTTCACGGCCAACTACGTTCGGCAATTCTTTCTCAGTGGCTTTCTCAGACAGTATTCCTCGTCCGTTTCTAGAACCCATGAGGTGATACGTGCCGTCATCAGACTTCTTATATTCAAGAGAATCGATGAAGTTGCTCAGTTTGTATCTATCAACCTGAGCCTCGCCCGGCGTCCAGATCAACTTGTCGTAACCACCACGCGCAGCCTCAACAAGGGCACGCTTCAAACCCAGATCTGTCCACTGGTTTGTGCTGGTAACGTACGGGCCTTCGTCATGTCCAGCCCCTGCCACAACAGCCTTTTCTAATTCTTCCGTTTTTTCTATTGCACGCTGCCCAAAATGTAGAGCAAGTTCTTGCGGCGATAACCCTGCAACATGAAGATTAATTATATGGTCCCGAAACTCGGGATCTTCTTTTGCTTTTTTATCAAAATTGTTAATTTCGTAAAATGATTTGCGCATTCTAGACAAATCATAAAGAGCAGAACTTCCAAGGTTTTTAATAAGTTCATCTTCGTCAACCGGGTCTCCATCTTTATGATTTAAAAACAACCCGTGCTCATCGTTTTCAAGCGGCTGCTCTACAACATTAAATTCATTTCTTTCAAAATAATTTCTTATGCTGTTTAGGTCTTGATAATGCCCTTGCAGAATCTCTTCTTTTTCAAATGGCTGTAGTGGCTGGCCGCTTGAAAGGCGGTTATGAAGCGAAGTTGCATACTCTTTTGCCATCTCAGCCTTCCACTTATCCATCTCAGCCTTGGCTTTTTCTAAAGCCGCAGCGTTGCGGAAACCGGCGTCTCGGCCTTGCTGCGCCCAGTCGCTCTGCAGTTCTTCGATGTGCAAGATTTTTTTGGCAAAAGGATTTGACGCTTTCTTTAGCGCCTCGCGTGCAAGTTTGCCGTTGTCCTTTGCCCACGCTTTGACGGTGTCAGGATCTTGCGTCCAGCCATCCCATACCTCGCCAAGGCGCTTTGCGGCGTCCATAGCCTGATGAAACGGGTATGCGTTGCCGCCAGTAGCATTCAGGCCGGTGCCTAAATGCGTGACTCGATACTGCCCTTTCTCGTCTGACTCCAGCGATTTGGTGACAACCAAGCCCGGGGTTGGCGTAGACCATGCATCTACGGGACGCAGCGCCTGACCTGAGGGGTCCAGCGGGGTGTTCATCATAATGTTGGCTTGCGTATCGGGCTTTGGCGGCTTCTTTGCCGGCGCAAACTCGCGATCTTTGAGACGCAAGTGCGCAACCACGTTCGGCTCTTGCCAGTGGCTGCTCTTGTAACTCATTTTCTCGCCCGGATACGTCTGTTCTACGTCTTCCGGTCGCATGTGCATGACAACTTCGCGGTAGTTTTGGCCACCGGGAAGCGTGTACTGGCCATATTTAGCGTCTGGGCCTTCAGTTGCCGACTCAACCCTGACGTTTTCTCGAAGCGGAGGCATTCTTTGCTCAAAATGCTGCGCTAATTCATCGCGGGTGACGGTCTTTTGGCCGGCAAACTTGTCCTGCACGCCAGACCAGCGTAGTTCGTCAGGCTTTACGCCCTTCATCGTCGCCAGCATTTGCTGCGGCGTGCCGCGTTCCTGCGGCAAATTGCGCGCAGCCTCAGCCGCGGCGCTGTACATGCCCATTGGATTCAGGTTTCGAGCCTGCATCTCGTCGTCGACGGCGCCACCTTCTGCCTTGCTCAATACCTTGCGAGCAATGATTCCTGCGCCAACGCCCTTTTCCGTATCAAAGCGCATCGGATCATGCATCGGATATAGGTATTTCTGGCTGCCCGGCTTGATGTCAAACGCGCTTCCGGCAGGCACAAGATGATGCGGACGCATTTTGTGAAACATGTCGCGGTCTGCAACGATCGGCGCGCCGACAGTTACTTCACCAATAGCCTTTGCCGGGCCTTCGCCGGTGCGCACGATAGCAACGCGCTTGCCTACGTATGGGCGCAGAGAATCGCTGTCACGGGTCTCGTACTTTTTGTTGCCGTCAACGATCTCGTCAGCGTATCGAATGCCGGCTTTGTTGTCTGAACGGACGTTGATGCCCATGCCAGCGGCTTCTACTTCGCCGCCTTCAGCCTTAGCAATGTCTGGGCTAGTGGGATCAAACGTACCAACGTTGCCGATAGCGGACTTAACCTGATGCGGACCCTCCAGCATCACGGCCAGACTTCCCTCTTGCGAGCGAGGAATCCAACTGTCGTATCCGTTTGCCCTTAATTCATCAAACCATTTTGTATTTTTCAGGAAATTCGCCCAAAAACGGGTTACTTGCCTTGAGATATACCGGCATCACGCGACTTGCCGTGTTTTGCGGTACGAAGCGGCCGCCTTCAAAGCGACTGCTCATGCTGTCATTTGCTTCCGCATACATCGACGCATCTTTAGGGTCCGACGTGAACCATGCGCCGTGTCGGCCAACCTTGAATCCGGTAAACGGCTTATCTTTAGACGTACCGTGGTAATACGTTCTTGGGTTTCCTTCGTCGTGCAGGAAACTGTTACCCAGCCACTCTCTCAGATTCTGCGATCGCTCTGGGCTGCCAACTGGCAAAACGTTTTTAACTTCGCCGCCTTTGGCGCGCTCTAACGGCACACCTTCAGGGGGCATCGGCAAGTTGTGAACAGCAAAGCCGGGGTCGATTTTGGTGGCAATGTCTTTCGCCACCATCAGCGCACGCCGTACGGCCTTGGGGTCGAAGTTCATGGCTTCGGCAGGCCAATCTCACGCTGTACCTGTGCAACGTCGCGCTCTGCTTCAGGCGCTGTCGCCGGGTGCAACATGACTTCCTTCGCGAGGTTCAGCAACTGAACTCGCTCGCGGCTCTGGCGGTCGAGGTCGCGGTTGCGATCTTCCATGGCGTGAAACTGGGCCTTCAACTGCACATCCTGAGCACGCGTCTGCGCGTCCATGACGTCCGCCTGAGCGAGCATCTGATCGACCGGTGTGTCGACCTGCTTGTCTGCCGGGCCGCCCGTAGCAAGGCCTCCTGCGGCCATATGCTGTGACTCCATGCCCATCTTCTGGATCTCGGCCTGAGTCTTGGCTTCGTGAGCCTTGGCTTCGATCATGCGAGCATCGGCGTCCTGCTTCTTGATCTGCATCTCGGCGATGACCTTCTGCAGTTCCGGCGGCGGCTTGCCCTGAGCGGACGGCGGAGCGAGGAACTGCTGCGGGTTGTTCCAGCCAATAGCCTTCAAGGCTGCCGTATCGATGGCGATAGGGTCGTACATCGACGGGTTTGCAGCCTGCAGTTCTTTCAACGCCATGATCTTAATCAGGCGCTGAGCATGCGAGGCGGTGTTCGGATCAGCCTGCGGAACTAGTTCGCAGTTTTGCAGTGCTTCTTGGAACATCTGTTCGGTCCAAGGCTGACGCGAAATGCATTTCTGCTCAATGAAGGCTTCCGGGTTTTCTCGGAAACACTCGACAAGCAACTTAAATTCCTCAGCCTGAGCGGCGTGTAGGCGCTTATGAACGGCGTTCATCACCTTGGCAGCCTGCTCAATCATCGCCAGAGCGGTGCCGACAGGCAGTTCTGCCTTGCCTTCGCCCACCATCGACTCTGACGTGCCGCCGATACGCTGGCCGGTCGTCGCCATGTTGTCGACCAACTGCATCAGGGCCTGCGAGGGAGGCTGATACGGCAGGGGCATCACGGCCTGACTGATCGGCATGCCACCCGTCTTGACGAGGGCACCGCCGCCCGGAGGCACGCGGAAGATGTTGGTGTTCTGCCGGGCACCCGTGTCGGCCATCAAGAAACCCGGGAAGTTTGAGTACATGCCGGCGTCGAGCAACTCACGCCATGCCGCGGTAATCGCGTTCGTCGTGTTGCCGAGAATGTGCAGGAGGCCAATGTCGTAGAAGCCCATGCCCGGCACAAACGTGTACTTAACAAATCTTTTGCGAGCAACAGGCAGTTTCTTGGTCTCTTCGTTGTAGTTGCGAACGATAGAGAGGGCCTGACGCGACGACACGTCAATCGTCACGATGTACGGAATCTCAAGACCAGTGACTTTGCCCTTGTGCTTGTGCTCAAGGCCGCTAATATCGAGTTCGCAATAGCACTCGTAGATCTCGCGATCGCGATCTTCCGGGTTCTGGGTCTCCGGCATCAGGCCTTGCTGGGCTTTTTCTTCGCGCTGCAGCGAATCTAACTTCGGTGCGTTTGGCGTCTGCAGGTCGATGTCTTTGTACACATCAAGGATCTGCAAGCGTTTGACGGTCGAGGGACGCATGAAAATGCGCTGCGTGACACGCTTGGCGTTGGCAAGGTCGGTCGCGGCGTTGTTGACGATCAGATCATCAGCATCAACGGTTTCGGACACCGGACGGTTGCGAATCGGGCAGTTGTAAACCTTTTTGAAGGACGTTCCGCCAAATCCAAGCATCAAAAGCATGCGATCGGAGTCAGGGTAGTACTCGGTCGCGATGGCAGTCAGGTAGTGGTTGAGGTCTTTTTCAAGCGCATCAGCCTGCTGGTCAGTCTCAATACCGCCTGATAGGGAGTCATTTCGTACCTTGACCGGGCCATCAGTAGGCAATAACTCGCTGCGAGCGTTGGCTTGAAATCGAAGCACCGCCTCCAGCAGGAGGGGATGCCTAACCTTGCTCATGCCTTCAACGGGCGCGCCATCCGAGGCGCCTTGGAGCCCCGGAATCTCAACTTTGAGGCCCATGAGTTTGATACCCATGGCGCGATCTTCAATCCAGTCTTTGCGTGACTGCAGGTCGTCTTCGATGCCACGCATCAAATCGCTGACAATACGATTGACTTCGGAGTTATCGATCTCGTCGATCAGGTTGTCAAACCAACCACCGCGGGTGCCGCGCTCGGCTTCTTCAATCGGACGGCCATCAAGGGAGACTGTGACGCTGCCATCACCGTGTTCGATGCGCAGGATGTTGCCGGCGTCATCAACTTCCGGCATATCGCCGCCTTCCTCAACCATTTCGACCATGATTTCGGGAAGATCAATATCACCCTCAGGCCCTTGCGGAGTCTGACGAATGTTCGGGACGAGGCCGGGTGTGAGCGGCATAGGTTTAACCCTTGTTTAAAAAAGCCAAGTTCTCCATCTCTTCAACAAAGAGTCGGATTCCTTCTTGTGCCGCCAAATTATCAGTTTTGGCCTGCAGAGTATAGGTGCGCCGATGACTATGCGGGGGCTGTCCCCACACCTCAATAGACCACGTCGGCACGGGTCCATTTTCGATTTGATCAACGATTGCGCTCGCACGTACCGGGTCCATAGGCTCCTCAGGATGGATATAGGGGGGGTTGCCGGGAGGGATAACTCTTGACGGACTCTAGTTCAGCGAGACGCTCGGGGGCGCGTACTAAGAGCCCAATCTCGCGCAAATGACGCAACGCCTGCGAGACAGTGTCGACCAAGTCATCGTGCTTTCCCTTGGGAAACTGACCGACTTGCGTGATCACCATGTCAGCCCACGTACGATCGGGCGCGTAGATAATTTCTTCGGCAAAGAGGTGCTGCACAGAGTACAGACGCGACAACTTGTCTTGCGACTTTGGGTCTTGCAACTGCACGCCGAAACTCTCGCTGTTGTACAAGCGCCGAATTTCCTGTGCGACGGAGATTCCTGCCGCTTTGTTTTCAATTAATAACTTGTCGACCTTCAGTGAGCGACAGGTGGAAGCCACCTTCTCGACAAGTTCGTGTAATTCGAGCCGCGCTTGCCATGCGTGCATCAACATGACCTTCGGTGCGCCCTCAGAATAGGTTCGATCGACGTACATGGGACGGCCGTTGGCATCCATGACACGGGTCGATTGGGCCATCGAGTCGGACGTAAAGACGCCCCAAATCGTGATAGCCGACATGTCGTTCATCGTTTTGGTGGTGTAAGCGGTATCAAGGGACGCCACGATGTAATCCATGGGCGGGAACACTTGATCGGGCCACAATTGCCACCAATCGCGCTT